CAAGTTGTTGTGTTGACATACTTAATTCTCTTCTCGTATGTATCTTTGGTGGTAAATCTAAACACTCCTCTTTTATCTTTCTATATGAAAAAGGTTTCACTTTATTAAACAACTCAGCTAAGTTTTGATAATCATATGGTATCATAGCTTGTCTAAATCCTTCTCGAGTAAGAGGCCTTAGTTTTGCATATCGAGCTTGAAAAGAATAGTAAGAACTAAAACCTAACAAACCATCTTTTAAAAATTCACATTGACTATATAAATCAAGAGGACTTTTTGCTGTAGGCGATCCTGTCATTCCTCTTTTATATTTTACATTTTTTGCAATCTTAATTATATTTTTTGTTCTTTTAGCTTTATGATTTTTAATGGTAGTGCACTCATCCACAACCATATACATTCTGTCACCATGTTTATCAATTAATTTTTTTGCTACTTTAACTCCACTAGCATGAGATAGAGCTTCAACATTCATCACATACCAATTTATATGGTCCTTCAAATGATAATCAAAAGTATCTCTGCGAAATAAATATTTAAAACCTTTTGCAGAGCTATCTACATCTATTTCTTTTAGCCAGTTATGTGTAATGCTATTAGGCACAACAATAAACACAGTATCTATTTCTCCCTGGTTAAATAAAAATACTGCGTTGTCAATAGCCACTTTTGTTTTACCCGTACCCATACCCATAAGGTATAAAAAATACTTTTGATCAAAGCTTTTATTTAACGCTTCTCGTTGGTGTTCTAAAGGTTTTCTCTTGTATATATGTGACATATTAGAAATATAGGATTTTTTTGTTGACAATACAAGTAAATAATATAACTTGTTATTTTTAATGGAGGAAAACATGAATCAAGAAGAAGTAAAGATCGAAATGAATTTTGGAGACGACCAACTTAAAGAGCTAAGTCAATTAGTTGAAGATATGCTAAAGAATGAAAAGGCTATCGAAGATTTAATGTCAGCTCTGTCGACTCTAAAAGCAACCCAAAGACAATTATCAGAAATAGATATACCTACCAAAATGAAAGATATTGGTATGCAGGAATTTGTTACTGATAAGGGTGATAAGATTAAGATAAAAAGTTTTTATACTGGTTATATACCTACTATAAAAGCTTGTCTTAAAGATAAAGAACTAGCTGATCGAAGAGAAAAATGCTTACAGTATTTAAGTAATGATGAGGGTCATAGGTCTTTAGTGAAGAACGAGTTATCTGTTCCTTTTAGCAAAGGTCAAGACAATGAAGCGAAAGCTTTGAAAGCTGAGCTAGAAGAGAGAGGACTCACCCCAACTTTAAATGAATCCGTAAATGCAAATTCTTTGAACGCACATATTAGAGCAGTGAAAGAAAAGAACTTACCATTTGAAGATGATTTATTTAAAGTATTTTTGAAAACCGAAACAAAAATTGAGAAAGGAAAAAACGATGAGTAAAGTAGCGATAAAAGAAGATAAAGTTCCAGCAAAAGTAGATTGGACAGAAGATGCAGGTATGGGTTTAGAGGATGCAGCACAAGATGAATTTAAACTCCCTTTGATTAAAATATTATACTCAAGTAATATGCCAGATGGTGTGGACAAAACAGTAACAGGTACAGATGTTGCTGAGGGTTGTGTATTTAATCAGACAAGTGAAAAAGCATATGATGGTAAGCAAGGTTTTTATGCAGTCCCTTGTATGTACAAAAGAAGTTTTAATGAGTGGAAGGAAATGGATGAGGGTAATAATAGACCTGTTGCAGTTCATAAAGAAAAACCATTAGGACTTACAAGAAATGGTAATAAGGATGTATTACCAAATGGTAACTATGTTGAGGACACAGGTAATTGGTTTATCTTAATTTTAGACAAAGATAGAAATGTTATCGACCAAGGTATGGTTACTATGAAATCAACACAAAAGAAAAAAAGTAATGAATGGTTACAGAAGATTAAAAGTAACAGTTTGTTAATTAATGGTAAACCACTTACACCACCTATGTATAAATGTATTTATCGTATGAGTGTTACTAGACAAGAATCAGGTAAATATAAATATTTTGGTTGGCAGATAAAGTTTGAGGATTATCTTGACGACAATAAAAACGTTCATACTTTAGCTCAATCAAGAGAGTTTGCTCATTTTGCAAAAGATTTTAATATGTACTTTGAATCTGAAGATGAGCAAGGGGAACCAACTAAGAAAAGCACTGACAAAGTTCCGTTCTAGTCATGCACAAAGAACTGTACAAGCTTTTTGTGACAGGTGAGAAGTCATTTGTAAAGCTCTCCCTTACGGGGGAGAGTGATACAAATGGTAAGAAACAAGCAAAATATGTCACGATACACGAGCCAGTAACACCAAAGATATGGAAAGATCATTTAGATGGTAAGTATGGAATAGGTTTAAAACCAGAAGTAGAAGACGAATGTTCTTGGGGTTGTATTGATTTAGACCCTACAGATTATGAAAATTATTCAGCACAAAAATATATACAAGTAGTACAAAAATTTAATTTACCTTTTATACCTGTGTTATCTAAATCAGGTGGCTTACATTTTTTTGTATTTTTAAAAGGTTTTATTAAAGCAGATAAGATGAGACAAAAGTTACAAGAATTTAATGAGATGTACTTTTTAAGTAATGAAGTATTCCCGTGTAATAAAACAATTAATATGCCTTATTTTAATATGAATAGCACTATGGAGTTTGCTTACAATAATCAAGGCACACCAGTTTTAGTAGGTCAGTTTTTAGAAATAGTAAAATCAAAAGCTATAACACCAAAAGAATTTTTAAACTATCAACTGCAAGATAATGATGTAGAAAGAGATTGGAAACATTATCCACCTTGTGTGCAAAAATTAGTACAAGATGGTTGGGCAGGTAAAATGCGACATCAATATTTATATAATGTTGCAGTATTAGAAATGAAAAAAAGAGTCGGCATTAACTATGTAGAGTTAGATAAGATAATGCAAGACAGAAACAAAAAAATATT